TTGTGACAGGTGCCTATGATATCTGCGCCGCCAACGAGCAAATAAATATATTACTAACAGAGGCCGCATTAGGCATGCGTTTTCAAATGTTCGGCCAGTATGTGATAGAGGGCATGTATGAAGAGGAAAAAATAATGCGTGCAGGGTCTTCTGAAATTATGGTCATACCTGAGCCGGCCAGAATGGATATCAAATCTCCACAGGCAAACGTCAGAGAGGCTATTGACCTTGTAAAAGCAATTCTTGACCTCACAGCACAAAATAATCATCTATGGATAACATTTGCAGAGGATGGAAAATCAGATAGGCCGTCAAGCGGTATAGCGTTGAAAATAAAAGACTTAGAACGCTTTGAGGACTATCAGGACGATGTGGAACTTTGGGAGATGTATGAGCGTGAGATCTATACAGTTGAGAAGGTTATAGCTGAGGCCAATGGTATTAGGCTACCAGAGGAAATGGGCCTAAGATTTAACGAGCCTGACTATCCAATGAGCGCGCAAGACCAAATTGCTGTAGATACATTTATGCTGGAAAATAATTTAATAACACAAAAAGACCTGATGCTAAAATACAACAAGCATCTAACAGAGAGCGAGGCTGAAAAACTCGTCAACGAAAACAAGGAGACAAATGCCGAAGGACAAGGAACAGAAGGGGAAGAACGATCAGTTTTTAATAGACTTCTTGACCAAACTCCAGCGTCTTAATGATATTGAGGTAGACATACCGCAGGATAATATTGATGCAGTCATTGAAGACCCACGTCAATATGCGCTTAATTTTATCGAGCTTGAGTTTGCAAAGAATGTTCCAAAGTTTGTAAAGGCGTATAATATGGGTTTTGATTTTGGGAAAAAGAATAAATGAGACAGGTTACAAAAGAATTTCTTGTGCTTATTGGGTGGTGCATTTTGTTTTTTATATTTTTAATGGCATACGCCTGTAGCGGAGGATGGGAGGTATGCGGTTATGAGTTGGATAAACTGTAGTGCCAAAGGATATAGAAAATGGTGCCAGAAGTTTTAAAGGCCAAACAGTAGGGTCTGATAGTTTTGCTTTAACAATAAATATTAAATGGCTGTGTCAGCTTATAGCATTGATTGTTGGGTTAACGATAACATTCTACCAGTACCAGATGAAAATACTGGCTATGGAGGAAGACATTGCACAGCATAAAAAAGATATTGAAGAGCTTATAGCTCATCACGAGCAGGAGGAACAAGCAAGGATAACGCAGTTGGAGGAATCTGTAAAATGGTATGAGAAGGAGATGGTGAAGGTTGGAGGCGTGTCATTAAATCCGTTCTCTTGGAAAAAGAAACGAGGTAAAGGGAATTAGCATGGAAGAGCTATTTGGTCTGTACGCTGAATATGGAGCGGTCGCAATAATAGTTGGGCTTTTTGTATATCTAATAATGAACTTAATGTCAAGCCAAAGAAAGCAAGACGAGTGCTTAGATGATATACAACAAAACTTAGCAAAAATGGGCACCATAATTGACAACACGCAGGGGATAACTATTAAGTTGGTTGACAGGTGGAACTCTGAGGCCTCAGATTCTACAAGGCGTCACGAAAAAATGATTTCGGAATTAAATGACGTGACAGATGTACTTATGGAGCTGAAAGGTGCCATGAGTCGAATTAATGGGAGGAGCTAATGTACGAATATAATGCAACGCTTGTTAGAGTCGTAGATGGCGATACTGTCGATGCAATGATAGACCTTGGCATGACGGTATGGATAAAAAAACGTATACGGTTTCATGGAGTGGACACATGGGAAAGCAGGACTCGCAACAAAAAAGAAAAAGCTAAAGGTTTATTAGCAAAGGCCAGAACAGAAGAACTGCTGTGTTTAAACGATGGCAAGTTCAAATTACAGTCTATGGGGCTTGGCAAATATGGTCGGGTGTTAGGTGTCTTAAATATTGAAGGACAAAGTAAAACCGTAAATCAAACTTTAATAGATGAGGGGCACGCATATTATTACGAAGGCGGAAAAAAGAAAGCCTTTAAATGATAAAGTCTAACAGAAATTACAGCTTTAAAAAAGCAGGGGAAAAGATTGAGAAAACGATTGCGGATATGCTGACTGATATGGCTCGATATCAGAACGAAAGTATTCAAAGGGGCATAGACACCCAAACAGACATTAAAGGTGCGAAATACGCTAAATTAAGCACCGACTCAACGCTCCCTATAAGAAACAGAAGGGGTCATGGTTTTACACCACTTGACACAATGAAAGGGGCAAGGCAAAAAAAGCTAAGGAATACAAAAATTACACCTGCAAAGCCGGGCAGTCTCGTGTCTCAGGTTTTAATGCTGACAAAGCATGGCGTGTATCATAATGAGGGCGTGCCAAAATCGGGCGGATGGATTAAAGGTTTTAAAATACCAAAGCGTGAATGGTTTGGCATTACAAAAGAAATGAAAAAAAATGGCTCTCAATATAAAAAGTTCGTAGAAATGGCATTGTTTAAACTTGCTCGCTCACTACAAAAATAATGGCAACAAACGCCGAACTTATAGCATTATTTGGAGATGATTTTGAAAGCGTTCTTGCAGGCCTTTCTAAGTTGCCACCGGAGGCAAGGGAATTACTTGATCAAGCTATGGGTAAAATGCTTTATGACGCAGACGTATTTACCTCAAGGGTCAATAAGGCTGTACAAACTCAGGCGGCGGCAGGTATATCAACTAATGTTATAAAAGCAGGCCTATTAAATGATATGCAAACAGGTGGCCTTGTATTTGGTGAAATAAAAAACTCTGTTAAAAGCTCATTGGTTGAAGGCATAAATCAATCAGGTAGGGCAGGTCAGTTCCAAGCATTAGACCCAGAGTCTGATACGTTATTTACTTGGGTAACTGTTGCAGGTCATAAGATTTGCATGGATTGCAGTCCAAGGGGAGGAGAGCAAAAAACTCTTAAAGAATGGGAGCAAGAGGGCTTGCCCGGATCTGGTTGGTCTGTTTGTAGAGGGCATTGCCATTGCATCCTTGACCCAAGTGGGAAAATAAGCCCACGAATTGAAATGGAAAATATTAAAGATGGAAAACCTGTAAATACTGTAAAAGTAAAAACTGGTGGAGTAATTGAGTTTACTAATTTTGCAAAAGGTGACAAGGAAATAGAAAAATATTATAAACAAGCTTTAAATCAAGGTCAAAGAGAGGCAGTAGATTTTTACAGCACTTCAGGATATACTTATGTAAACGCATCAAGATATCTTGATGAAATACCAGCACAAAACAGTATGCTTTTAAGAAATGGATTTGATTGGGGTGGTAAAAGAATAAATATGGCAGATAATATAAATGCGTGGTCGCAAAAAAATATTGTAGACCCTATGTCAAAAGCACCAAACTATAAAGGTGTTAGCTATAGAGGAGAAAGACTGTCCATAGATCAAGTAAAATCATGGACAAATAAAAATAAAACAGGAGATGTTTTGCCTGTAAAATCTTTTTGGTCTACTTCAGCAGATAAAAAAGTTGCAAAAAGATTTGGTGATGGAGAGGCAACAATAATGTACACAATTACAGGCAAGAAAGGTAAGATATTAAATGGTTTAAGCACATTTAGAGATGAGGCTGAAATTTTATTTATGCCAAGCTCAAAGTTTAAAATTGACAAAGTATCTGTAGAGGCTGGAGGCAGTCAAATAAATGTATCACTCACAGAAATTTAATTTCTCTCTTCAAATACGATACCATTATCTCCTATGTATGATTTCCTGTGGTCAACTTTATCAAATATAATTTCGTCAGGTATTCCTAAAGGATAAGCCTTGCAAGATGCTGAGTTTGTATTTTTATGAATACACCTATTACATATAGGCTTGCCATACATCTCAGGGACATGAAGGCCGAATTTATCCTGTGCGTCTTTATTCACTTTAGCCATAATAAAATTTACGCATTTGCGTAATTATTTACCAATCCCTTGGCAAGATGTTTGAAAAAATGTAATACATTGCCATTGTGGAAGTCTATTTTGACAATCGTATTTTTTATCTGAGACTGCTCATACTTAGACGCTGAAAATATAGCCTCTATAACCACAGCAGATGTGATGTGGTGGTCAAGGCCATTCTTATCTACAATCAACCATTCTTCAGATGGTAATGCTTTTTCTTCTAAAAAAGTATTAAACCAAGTTTGGAAATTCATCTTACACCAACCCCCAAGGACTTTTTGCTATTCTTCTTCGTAGCTCGGCATATTTTCCATGTTCGCTGTCAGTAAGGGCAACAAAATAACTATCTCCATACCATCCGCTGTTTCGCATTATAAATAGCTTACCGTCTGTTATAAGTTCGCTTGTAAGGGCAATAATTTCCTTTCTTGTTGAGCTAAGTTTCACAGCCGCCCTATGACCCATGTCAACCTTACCTTGTGTGTCAGCGGTTGTTTCGTAGTATTTTAATAGTCTTTGTTTCATTTTCAACTCCTGTTGTTTATCTTTTGCTATCATAACTAAAACAATTATAACATATAATATGTATATGATGCAAGTAAAAAAAATAATAGCCTTAAAAAAAACTTTAAGACTATATTCTAATATGAAAATAGCAGGGAGATAAGCCAGATGGCTGAAGAAACAACAAAAGTTGATGAACAGGAAGTTCAGACTACAGCGCCAGAGGGTGAGGTAGATTACGAGGCACTTTATCATAAAGAAAAAAAGTATTCACAATCCTTAAGGTCGCGAGCGCAAGATGCCGAGTCTAAAAGCGATAGTCTTTCGCTAAAAGCAGAAGAAGATCGTCAGGCAAAGTTAATTGCTGAAGGTAAAAAAGATGACCTTATCGCAGAACTGAAAGAAAGGTCAAAAGATATGGAATCACGATTGGCGGTCTTTGAAAAACAGGAGGCGGCAAAAAAGGAATCATTGTTGGAGGCTATACCTGAAGATGAAAGAGTGCATTATGAGAGTATGAATTTAGAACAATTAGAACATTTCGTGAGGCAGTCACAACCCTCAGACGTTTCTAATCCAGCAGAGGCTGTGCAGGGACGTACAAATTCAAATGTTAACCTTGATAATTTCATGGAAAACGATGAAAAATTCAGGCGCGATAATTTTGGGGATATTGTGAAAGCCTATGACCGAAAGTCTACACGCAAACAAAGGATAAATTAAAATGGCAACTCCATCTGGAACTATATTCGACACAGGCGTAACGCAGGATTTTATTCCTGAGCTGTGGGGAGACTTAATCTATAAATACTTCGAGGAAAGGCTGGTATTCAAAAATACTATTGAAGACTATTCTTCACTTGTTCAGGGTAGTGGGAAAACAATCCATATTCCTGAAATCGCAAAAATGACTGCATCAAGT